TTGGTAGTTGCTATAATTCAAATACTAGTTCTACATTTGCTAATAGATTTGCATTTTTCAATAACTTATTTTACAAAGGAACTGATTATGAAGTTGATTTAAGAACCTCTTATGATATAAGTGATAATAATTTTAAATGTATGGAAATAGTAAAAGACCCAGAAGGTGCAAACTATTTAATGATGGGTTGTAATCCTGCAAACTATATCACTTCAAGAGCAATTGAATTAAAAATAAATGTTGATTCACAAAATGAATGGAAAAGATGGACTTCATCTGGTACTGGTTCTAATAATATATTTATAGGTTGTTATGCTTCATATTCAAGTAATAATCCTAGTTTTAAGATATTTACATTTAATAATAGTACAAAATATTTAGGTGTTTTATATAATACTGGTGACACTTTAAATAAAACTGATTATTTAGATATAAGAGTTAATAATGTCACTACAATAAACTATATTCAAAGACCATTACAATATGAATATATAAATGCAAATGAGATTTATTTTACATTACCTGCTACTTGGCAAATTGCTGATGGGGGTATTGTTATATCTGGAAGATTAGCACTTTTATATAAATATGATGGTTCTTCTATTACTGAATTATATAGAACTGATTTTGCTAGTGGTGATAGTACATATCAATTAAACATAATAAAAGATACTGATAATACATTGTTCTTATTAAAGTATTATTCTAATGATATGACAAATAATACTAACTTAAAAATATGTAATTTAACAAATCATATAGGTGGAATAGTAGAAAATGATTGGATAAATATTGGTAGTTTTAGTTATTTAGACCAAACTTCTACACGTAATCAAACAACGTTTTTAATTAGAAAGTATAATATAGCACAAATATGTTCATTAAATTCATTTGTTTATAGTTCTACGGCCACAATAGGATATGAAATAATATTAAAAAACTTATCTGCAATTAATGGATACAATGGTGATGCATATACTGGAGTTAATAGTTTATGCCCCCTGCTATCAAATTTATATTCAAATGGATCATTAGAATTTTCAAGAAATTTATACAATATATCAAAACAAGGTAATACAACTACTTCTAGTGTTGAAATACCTAACAATTTCTTAAATTCTATATCAATTACACAAAATGATTTAATAAGTAGTACTAATTTAGAAATGAATAACAATACAAATAGTTGGAACAAAAACATATATGAAGTAGTTGATTTAAACTTTTTAAATACTATATCGGTAATTGATAAAGATAAAGGTACTCAATATATGAATAGTGCAATAAAAGTAAATAATGCAATAACAGATGGTGGTAATACTAACTATCAAAATACACCTTGTAATAAATATCGTATTAATTATGTTGATAGTACAAGTGCAATTAATGACTTAACTTGGAGTTCTATTGATGATTTACATAAACAAACTTCTATATCATTAAGTGTTAGTAAAGAAATAAATAGTATAGATTTTATATCACATGATGAATCTACAATTTATTTAACTATACCTTTAAATGTAGAAGTTGGTAAAAATTACACAATAAGTCAAAAAATAAGAATTGGAGAATAAATATGTATTCACATGAAATACAAAAATTATTAGAATTAAGAAATAATATTGTTTCAATTAAAGAATATATAGAAATCACAAAAAGTCCTCAAGTTGACCACATTAAATATACTGGTGATGGATTTAAAATTTGGACTAAAGATGGGTATGCCTTTCGTTTAAGTTTAAGAAAGGAGAAATAATATGCAAATAATAGTTAAACCTCATTCTTTGGAATTAAATAAAACAATAGATGTTAATTCTGGAGAATACAATATACAAGAATGTAATTTTACTTTTTCAAGTGAATATGATGGTCTTACAAAAATGGCTATATTCAGTAATGAAGATAATTCTTTTACAGCAATGATTAATAATGGTAGTTGTATAATACCAAGTGAAATACTACAAAATGAAGGAACAATAGGACTAGGTGTTTATGGATATTTAGTTCAAGGAGATAACTTAATAAAAAGATATTCTCCAAAACCAGTTTTCTTTAATGTAGAATTAGGATCATATCAATTAGCACAAGAATCACAAGACCCATCTAGTGATATAATTACTCAAATTTTACAACAATTAGAAAATTTAAGTAATGACATAATATTATTGCAAAATAATTATAATAATTTAATAAATAATACTATCCCTACTCTAGCTTTAAAAAGTGAAATACCAACAAAAACTAGTCAATTGACAAATGATAGTAATTTCGCTTATGAAAGTGATATACCTGATGTATCAAATTTCATAACAAAAGATGTTAATAACTTAACAAACTATACTAAAACAAGTGATTTATCAAGTGTAGCTTTAAGTGGTGCATATAGTGATTTAAATGGCACACCTGATTTAAGTATATATGCTACAAATACTGCTTTAGGAAATGAAACAACTGCAAGAGAAAATGCAGATATAGGATTACAAGGTCAAATAGATGCAATAACTAGTGCAACAGATGTAAAAGATATAGTAGGAACTTATGCTGATTTACAAAACTATGATACACAACATTTAGGAAATAATGACATAATTAAAGTTTTACAAGATTCTACACATAATGATGCAATGACATATTATAGATGGGTAATAACAGGAGGAGTTGGTGCTTGGAGTTATATAGGGCAAGAGGGTCCTTATTATACAAAGAGTGAAATAGACACAACATTACTACCTTATGTAAAGAATACTGATTATGCAAGTTCTAGTAAAGGTGGAGTAATAAAAACAAATAGTACTTATGCAACAAATATATTTGCTAATGGAGATTTATACGCAGAAGAAAAAACGTATGCACAATATGAAACATTAGGAAAAAAGGCTTTTATTTCAAAACAAACTCTTGAAAATGTATTAACTGCAAGAATAGGAGATATAAACACTGTATTAGACACAATTAATGGTGAGGTGATTTAATGGGAACAACTGCTGAAAAATTAACTTATCTAAATACAACTAAAGGTAAGATTAAAGATTCAATAAATTTAACTGGTGCTGGTATAACTAATCAAGATACTTTTAGAAGTTATGCTAGTAAGTTAAAATTAGGCTTAATAGACATAATTAATAATGGGACTGATAATTTATATTCTAACTTCCCAAAAGTGTCTGGAATAGGTTCTAATTTAAGTCTAACACCTACTTATGAAGCACCAATGAGAAATTTACCATTAGGAGATACATTACAAAATGGTACACCTACACCTAGTTCTCCAGTACCTATACAAACTGCAACAGGATTACAAAATGTTAATGTATGTGGGAAGAATTTACTGCCATATCCTTATTTTAGTGGTACAACAACAAATAGAGGAATAACATTTACACCTAGAGAAGATGGAAGTATTTTAGTAAATGGAACTGCGACAGGACAAGCAACATTTGCTTTATATGGAAATTATTTAGAAGAAAATCAAAAAGATTTAACAGGAAATTATTTATCAGGTGGAACAAATAATGTAAAACTAAGAGCATATAATCATACTGGAAGTAGTTATACTGATTTAGGAACTGATGCAGGTAATGGAGTACAAATAAATAAAACAACATATACAACAGGATACATAGAACTAGTAGTAGCAAATGGTACAACAATTAATAATGTAATAATTAAACCTATGATGTTAAATAGTTTAGATGATACATCATACGAACCATATAACGATAATACTTATGAAGTTAATTTAGGTAAGAATTATATAGATAATTTAGTATTAAATAGTACAAATAATGGTATTACACCTAATTACAATAGTTCAACTAATGTAATTGGTTTTACTGGTAAAGCAACAAGTTCATATGCAACTATTGGAAATATAACTGATTTGAATATAACAAGCGGAGAATATAATTTAAAAATAAATGAAACAAAACCATATAGAATTATATTAAGACTTTATACTGATAGTACAAATTATAGCGAAGTATCATTAAATGCAAATACTTTAAGTACAATAGTAAATGCAACAAATACAATAGTTAATATAAGAATATTAATAAATACAACAAATGGTACAACTTACAATGAAACATTTAAGTTAAGATTTAATAGTACAAATGATATTGAATTAAACAAAAAAGGTGATTATCAAGATAGTATTAAAAAGAGTACTGGAAAAAATTTATTTGATAAAGATGAAGAAACAACAAAATATTTTATAGACGCTAATGGAGTAAGAAGAGAAACAGGTACTACTGGAGATTATTTTATAGAACAATTATTTACAAGCAATATTGCTAGTAATTATGTTATAAGTTTTGCGAATAAATTAGGTACTTCTTATGTTAGATTTTCATTTTTCAATGGAGATACATTTATAAGCAGGACATTATTAAGCACAAGTGGTGAAAGTGTAAGTGTACCATCTGGAACTACAAAAATGTACATTCATACTGATAAATCAGAAACAAAATATTTTGAAAACTTACAAATAGAAGTAGGTACAACTCCAACATCTTATGAACCTTATGGAAAAGTATGGTATGTAGAAAAACAAATAGATAAAGCAGTTTATACTTCGGGTGATATAGCAAATGCTCCAAGAACTTATAGTAATGTAAAATTTTTTACTATAGCAAAACCAACAAATTCATATATGTATAACAATTATAATAGAGGTAATTTATTATACACTCATGCAGTGGAACAAATTACAGGAGATTTAGATAGTGCTGATAGAATAAATAAGATTTCAAATGTTTGGCCTGACACTTTATGGATAGGATTTGATACTTCTACAACATTAGAAACAGCACAACAAGTTTTAAATAATTCGGTTTTATACTATCCACTTGCATCAACACAATATATTACAATAACAAATACTGAATTAATAGAAGATTTAGAAACTCTTTATACTGCAAAATCACAAGAGGGAACTACTAACATATCAATTACTAGTGAAGATTTACCTATGTTATTAAGTGCAAGTGCTTTGAAAGGAGATGCTTAAGGTGAATATTACGTTAGGGCAAATAAGTACATTTTTAGGTTTAATAGCCGGAGTTATAACAAGTTTAGGTGTAATTATTCATTTTATGCAAAAAAGTCTTAAAAAAGTACTTAAAAATGAGTTAGACCCTATATCTATTCAAATTAAAGATTTGGATGTTTCACAATGTAAGAATTTCTTGGTCAGATTTCTAGCTGATGTTGAGCAAGGTAATACCCTTGATAAAGTTGAAATAGAGAGAGCCTATGAAATTTATGACCATTATATTAATGATTTAAAACAAAATTCTTATATTCATAATAGATGGGAAAGTCTATTAGATAAAATGAAAGGAAAATAATTTATGAATGAATTTTTAACTTGGGATACTTTATTAACTTTTACAGGATTATCAACTGCTACATATATAATTACTGAATTTACTAAAGAAATACCATTTATTAAAAAAATACCTACTAAATACTGGAGTTATATTATTGCTTTAATTTTATTACTTTCAGTAAATATTGTATTAAAATCTTTTAAATATGAAGATATTATATTATATTTTGTTAATTCTATTCCAGTTAGTTTATCTGCTAATGGATTGAATAATTTTAACTTAATTGAAAGTGAGAAAAAATAAAATGAAAGAATTATGTTTTGATATTAGTACGTGGCAAGATGGTATTAACTACCAAGCAATTAGAGAAAGAACTAATTATTGTATATTAAGAGCAGGTTTTTCCACTACAAAAGATAATCAATTAGAAAACCATTATGCTAATTTACTAGGATTAAATTTAGGAGCATATTGGTATAGTTATGCTCAAAGTCCAGAAGAAGCAAGACAAGAAGCATATAAATTCCTTGAAGTTATTGAGGGTAAAAAATTTACTCTACCATTATATTTAGATATTGAAGATCCTAGTATGGCAGGATTAGGAAGAAGTACACTAGATGCAATAGTAAAAGCATTTGGAGAAGTAATTGAAGATGCTGGATATTATTTTGGTGTATATTCTAACCTTAACTGGTATAGAAATATAATTAGTGGTAGTGAACTTAATAAGAAATATGACTGGTGGATAGCTTGTTGGAGTGATTCTGCTCCTAATGGAGTTGATTATGGAGTATGGCAATTTACTAGTGATTATAATACTTTTGGTTGGAGATTAGATGCTAACTATGTATATTACGATTATCCAACAATAATAAGAGAAGCAGGACTAAATCATTTAGGAGGAGATACACCAACACCTACACCAACACCTACACCAGAACCTAGTGATGACTTTCATATAGGTGAAAGGGTTGTAGTAAGTGGAGTTGCAACAGAAGATTCTTATGGTGGTGGTAGTGAAACTGCCAAATATGGTGGAAATCCAAATGACCCTAGTGATATAAAATTTATAACTGCAATTAATCCAGATGCACCAAGACCTTATCACATTTCAGTAGGTAATACATTAGGAAATGAAGATAGAGGTTGGGTAGCTAAAGACCAATTAAAAAGAATATAAAAAAAGACCTTATTTGGTCTTTTTTTCTTCATCAAATACTCTTTGAATAGAACTTTGACTATATCCAACTATATTGCCAATCTCCCAATAATATCTTTTTCTACCATGTTCTTTTATAAAAACTGGATCATTATACAAATCAATTATTTGATTCTTTAATGACTTAATTCCGATTAATCTATTGGTTTCTTCATCAATATAGTGTTGTATAGCTTTTTTCTCTTTCATTAATAAAGTCATTTGATTATTAATTTCTGCTAATCTATTTTTTTGTGTTTCAATGTTTATCTTCATATCCAACTCCTATTTTTAATCTTAATAATTCATCATTTTGATTAGTGTATTTCTTTTCTAAATGTTTATATTCTTTCTTTAATTCAATGTATTTTTCATAATATATACTATCTCTTATTATTGATTTATATTTTTTTATTTCTTCATTCAATATCTCTATTTTGCTATTTAATTGATTTATTTTTTTCTCATATTTTAATACTGATGATGATGTATTTTCTTGTAACTTTAAAGTCATTTTATATATTTCATCAATATCAATATTGTTTTTTAATCTGTTATATAAACCTTGCCTAGATATTCCTAATGCAGATGCTAATTCAGTTTTAGGTACACTATTAATAATATCTAATTGTTCTTTGAAATTCATATATTAACCTCTTTTTATATCTCTAGGATATTTATTGGTTAATTTATAAACTAATGTTCCCATATCTTTTCTTTGTATTCCATTACAATATCCCATTAAATGATTATCATAAATACAAATATCTTCAATAAAGTTAATAGTATCTTGTTTTTGTTTTTCTAATAATTCTATCTTTCTTTTTAAATCTTGAATAAGTTTATCTTTTTCAGTCATTATTTACCTCCAAATAATCTAATATTTCATTTATTTTAATTGCAGTTTTTTTCAAACTATTATTATGCCTTGGAAAATTAGAAATATTTAATTTTTCAGGTATTTTATGTTCTTGTGGTTCTTCTATTATTTCTACTTCATCATTAAATCCAAAATCTTCATCACTTAGTCTTTGTAATAATTCATATTCTAAAATTTCATACTCTTTATCATATTCCCAATTATCTATCTTTAATCTTTCAGGTACTTCTTCACCATTTGCTATTTTATTTAATAAATCTATTACTTTCATTCCATTTCCTCCAATATTTTCATTATTTCAGTTTCTTCTTGATTATATATTTTTGAATAATCTTCATTTTCTGTTGCATAATAACTTATTATTTCTTTTATCTTATCTAATACTTCTTTTTGTTTATTAAATTTTTCAATATCTTTTTCATAAGCATTTATAATATCTTGAACATCTTGTTGTGATAAATCTACATATACTTTTTTATTCATTATTCCACCACCTTATAACCTATTGAATTTTTACCACAAGTTTCACACTCTAATATTTGTATATCTTTATTATCATATTTTTCTATGTAATTATGTCCTGATATTATATTAAGATGTACTATACTTCTAAATATTCCTCTAAAAAAACATATTATATTCATATTACTTACTCTCCTCTACCTTATATTCCATACTTTCAATAATTTTTTCTAATTTTTCAATTCTTTCTTCTAATGAATTTATATACTCTATCATTTTCTTTTTGCTAGGATTTAATCCCATTTTATAAGCGTGTTTAATATTATATTGCCTATCACACCACTCTAAATTACTTATACTATTATCAAATTTGTTTCCATTTATATGGTTTACTTCAGGCAAATTATTTGGATTTTCTAAAAATGCTTGTGCCACTAATCTATGTACTAAATAATACTTTTTTATATGTTCTTTATTTGTTAATGGAACTCTATAATACTCACTATTTGCAGTTGTTTGTTTCATAATATGTTCTTTAATCCAACCCCAACCTCTATTGCAATTCTTTTTTCTTTTTAATGCTTTAACTCTACCTAAATTACTTACTTCATAAAGTCCTTCAAAATCAGGTATTGGTTTCCATATTTCATTTGATTTCATATTTTATCGCCTCAAATTGTTCTTTTGTTAATACACTTTCAATACGATTATTTACTATTGGTAATAATGCACCACCAGTTTCTTGTTCTGTATAAATTGCTTTTATTGGTGCTGGTGCTATATCTATTACTTTACTACCATTAACATAATCTCCTACTTCTATTAAATCTATTATGTTTGGACTTGATTTAATTATATATTTATCAGCAGTAACATCTTTATTATCTAAATCATACAAAATTATATTTGTCATTGATAATTCACTATCATCTGGTTCTACTATATTTTTAATTTTATTAATTTTAATTTGATTACTTAAAGTTTTATATCTTACATAATCTCCTACTTTCATATTATTCTTGCTCCTTAGTATATGTAGTCCAAGTTACTTTTGGTGTAGTATCTATAATTTTAGTTGGGTATGGTTCATACATATAAATATATTTTATTTCAGGGTGTTGTTTTAATTCTTCATATTTACCCTTTATTTCTAATAATTCTTTATATTCTTCTAAATCTATTGTTATTTTATTATCTTTCATATTACTTATTATCTCCTTTTAATTCACTTTTTAATTCTTTTTTATATTTTTTAGAATATTTATATAAAATACTGTCAACTATTTCACAATTTGTTTGCTTTACATTAACAGGTGCTGATACATACCAATCATTACCTAATAAATATTCTGCTAAAATTTCAATTGCTAATTGTGGTTCTAATTCTGGTGGCAATATATTATTTTCTTGCCAATTGTCATTTAACCATTTAGACCATTTCATATTACTTATTATCTCCTTTTAATTCATTTAATTTATCTAATGTTAATTTATATTCTACATAATAATCAGTATCTAATTTATAATATTCCATTTGCTTTTTTAGATATTTTTCTAATTCATCTATTATATTATTTAATCTATTTATTTCTTCTGCAAAATCTTCTCTATCTTGCTCTAATATTTTAATGTATTCTTCAGGGTTAGTTTTCTTAATTACTTGTTCTAAAAACATTTCCATATCTTCTGCCATATTACTTATTATCTCCTTAAATACTTGTTCTTTATCATTTTCTTCTACTCTTTTATATAATCTTTTTTGTTCTTCTTGTATATCACTCATTTATATCATCTCCTAACATATCAAATATATTTAATTGAGTATCTTTTTCTTTAATTCTTTCTTCAATTCTATCTTTTGCTATATTAAAATATTTTTCATCAATTTCTATACCAATAAAATCTCTATTTGTTTGTTTACAAGCAACTCCAGTGCTTCCACTTCCCATAAATGGATCAAGCACTATATCCCCCCTCGATGTGCTATTTTCAACAAGTATCTTCATTAATAATACTGGTTTTTCTGTTGGATGTTTTTTATTACCAATTATGTTATTTATTTGTAGTACATTTTTTGTTCCCATATTATTTATATTTTTTGCTTTACCTTTTCTAAGCATTAGTATCATTTCATAAGCATTTAAGTAATATTTATTAGGTGTTGCATTATTTTTAAACCAAATAATGATGTTTTGAAATTGAAAACCTACTTTCTCTGCTTTTGTTTGTAGTTCTGCTAAGTTTCTAGCATTTACCATAATATAACAATGAGTGTTTTGTTTTAATATTCTATATACTTCAGGCAACCATTCTTCAAATTTAATATCATTGTATTTAAATAGTTTACCTTGTTTTGTATATTCTATCTGGTCATTTAATACACCATATAAAGAAACATGTTTTGAATTACCATACATTATTCCAGATTTAGTTTTTCTTAACATGCCTCCAGTTTCTTTTTGAAAAATACCATTTCCATTTCCATAAGTTCCTGTACTACATCCACCTTGTACTATATGATAGGGGCAGTCAGTACATACTAAGTCTATTGATTCATCTGGTATAGTTTTTAATACTTCTAAGCAGTCATCATTATATAACTTCATTATTTCTCCTCTATTTCTAAAATTACTTTTGTTTCTTTACCATATTTAAAACTATCAGTAAAGGCATATACATAATTTCTATTATCATTTTCTAATTTTCCAAATTTTTGCATAGCATCTAATATAAATTTCTTTGCAAAGCATATATTATCTAAATCTCTTTTTTTATTTCCCTCTATCCAAGTAAAGTGAATCTTAATAGGTTTTTCATACTTAGGCATTTTTGTTAAGAATAATCCTATTTGTTGCTCTAATTCTTTTTTATATTTACTTGCCATAAATTTATTTGTTCTACATACTTTTATATAATCATTTAAACTAGGTAATTTCATATCTATAACATATTTCATTTATTGCTCCTCAAAATAAAACTTTTTGTACCATGTTCTATCTCCATATCTATTTTTTGTTGCAATAGTTTCATCTAATACAACTCTTTCTTGTCTTATTTGTCTAATATACTCACTTAAACGAGTACAACCTAAATCTGTAAATGCTTGAAATGTTGTAATAGAACCAAATTCATTTATATAATCTATAATTCTTTGTTTCATATTCTCCACTCCTCTATTAATTTATTTATTTTTATATCTTCTAAAGTTTCTATATCTAGTTCTTTAGCATCTTGTACTATTCCATCTAGTAAAATACTCATTTCTTTAGTATCATAATCACTTGAACCTTTATATACTTTGTAAAAATCTACTTCTCTTCCATTAAGTAATCTTCTGCTTTCAAATGTATAGTATTTAAAATATCCATCTGGTTTACTATCTTTAGCAGTAGGTATTAACATACTTTGTCCATATCTTTTAAGTTCTTCTAAATAAACTTCTTCTTTTGTAGTAGTCAATACCTCTGCTATCTTTGTACATAAAACCCATAAATAAGAATTAGCATTTAAACTTCTCTTCTCTTTATATTCTTTTAATTCATACTTTTTATTACTATCTTTGTCTATTAAATAATCTATTATTTCTTTTTTTGTTCCTATCATTTTATTCCTTAAAATGCTATTCCATCATCACTAATTTCTATACTTTCTCCAAATTGTGCAAATACTTCATCATCCATACTTGACTCATTTTTAGGTTCTTTTAAGGTGTTTTCTTTACTTTCAGTATAATTGGACTTTGTTGATAAAAACTCAATGTTTTGACCCATAAAAGTATAGTCATAGTGTTTATTATTATCTTTATCTTCCCAATTATGGTTTTTAATTGTTCCAGATACTGCTATTAATGATCCTTTATCACAATATTTATGTAAATTCTCTGCTTGTTTTTCAAAAATAGTTATTGGTATAAATTGACTTTCTTTTTCATTTGTTGCAATAGTAACTTCTACTACTGCTTTATCTGTTTTTGTATATCTTAATTCTGGTTTTTTTACTAATCTTCCTATTAAACTAAATCTATTCATTAAAATTCCTCCTTATCTCTTACAGTTATTCTTATACTTCCTTTTCTTTCACTTCTTACTAAACATTCTCTATAAATATTTGGATATTTTTCTTGTAATAATTTGCTTGAAAAAGTGTCATTAACTGTCTTTGGTGTATATGATATTTTTAAACTCTTATCATAACTTTCAAAATTAGAACTTCTATCTATTCCATTTTCTTCATATATCTTGATTAATTTTTCTTTAAACTCTTTTTCTTTTTCTTCTATCAATTTCTTTTGCATTTCTAATTCTTTTATTTGATTTATTACTTTATCTGCAAGTAATAATTGATTATTTTCTATTTTTATTAATTCCATATTATTCTCCTATCTCTAAATTTTCTATTTTTTGTTTTCTTAACTTCATTTCAAGTCTATGTTTAGCATCTTGTAATTGCTCTATGCTCATATCTATATTTGATTCAACTTTATAAAATTTAAGCATTTCTTCATGATCTGTTCCTGTTTGTATTTCTAAATTATCTATACTAGCTATTAGTTCTTCTTTTCCTGTTGTTGCTGATGCATACTTAGGTTTACTTTCATTTTGTTTTGTTCCACTTGTTGCATCAAATAAATCATTTTCTATAATGTCAAATGCACTCATATATAAATATCTTCTTTGATAAGTTTCTGTTCCACCTAATGCTTGTATCTTATTACAACCTTTTAATTCTAATTCTTCCATTGGACTTGTATATATAACTTTTTCATCAGTTTTTTCTATGTTTATTAATTCAAGTGTTGCTAGTTCGTTTGTAAAACTAAATGAACTAAATACTTTATATTTATTGCATAGTTCTATTAATTTTGGTGTAATATCTGCTAACTCATAATAAGTAAACTTAGCAAATGCATTCTTTCCACTCTTTTTTATATTTGATTTTAAAAATTCTTCTTTTATTAATTGTATTTTTTCGTATATATTCATCTTAATTCCTCCTCTAAACATTGATCCATATAAGCATCATAGTTATCTTCTTCTCTATTTATTTGATTAAATAAATCTACTAGTTTATTTCTTAATTCTTCTACTGATACAAAATCTTTATTTGTAAATATATCTTGTAATTCATCATCTGTACGAATATCTATATAAACTTCGTTCATCTTAATTCCTCCAATTGTTCAGTGTTATACTTTAAAAACTTATAATCTAGTTCTATTTGATTTGTCTTTTTCTTTAAGCTATTACACTCATCATTTATTTTTGTTATTCTTAATTCCATTAATATAAGTACTATTGTTATTTCTATGATTATTACTAATTCTAGTATCTTTACTATTTTATTTTTCATTATTTATCCCTCCAATATTTTAATAATCCTTTATAAAATCTATGCTTTTTATATATTTCATCTTGTTGTTTTCTTAATTTAATTCTTTTCTCATAACTTTTTATATTTTTATCAAATGGTATACTTCTTAATTTCATAGCACTTTCAAAAAATTTTACTTCTAGTTCTTTAAGAACTTTTAAAGTACTCATTTTGATACCTTTTTAAGTTCTTTAGTAAATTCATCTATAGCTTCTTGTGATTCTCTTTTATATTCAGTGAACTCCCTTTTTAATTGTCTTAATTTTGTTTTGTACATATCACGTTCTTTAATAATGTCTTTTTGGTTTAAATCTCTTTCTTTAATTGTTTCCATTAATTTATCGTTTTGTTCTTTCATTAATGCTATTTGCTTTTTTAAGTTTCTTTTTGTTTCTATTGTTTCAGTTATATATTCATTTATTCTTTTTCCTATACTTTTCATATTTCCTCCTCATTAATCCAGTCATAATCAAAGACCTTTTCTTCTTTATATTCTTTTTTATTATTAATACTTGTATTATTAATACTTGTATTATTCTCTTTAAACTTTTGTTGATACCCCCCATCAACTTTTGTTGATACCCTATCAATATATGTTGATACCCTTATTATTCTTTTTTTGTATTGTTTTCCATCTTTTTCATAATCTAAATTTATGTATCCTTTTTCTTTTAAATCTAATATCCATTTGCTTATTGCTTGTGGTGTTGTATTGTATAATTTTGCAAAGTAATTATTACTTGCCCAGCATTCACCTGTTTTATAAGTTAATGCAGTTATTTCTCCATACATTAATTTTTCACTTGCTCTTAATTCTTTGTCATATCTTACTTCTGCTGGTATAATTGCATAGTAATTAGGTTTCTCTTGCATATCTCCTCCTGTTCTCATACCCTATATTGATTTTTTTTAAACATTGTGTTATATTAAAAGTGCCGTTTCATTTTACTTGTTACTAATTTCGTAATCGTAATATGAGTGGTTATTTATAGGTTGCTTATTTATTTGGTCAATTCTAAGTGTGTACAAATAAACAAGTGTTAAACCTAAACTAAAGAAAAGTGCTATTATTAGTGCTTTTTTTATTCTTTTCATATTCTTATCTCCTTTCTATTCCTAATAATTCATAGACTATTGTTGCTAATGCAACTTTAGGTCTTGTAATTGGTATTAAGTATCTTCTTTCTTCCATAATCTTTCTTGCTTGGTTTATATATCTAATTGCATTATCATACGTAAGATTAGGTATTAATTCTTGAAGATCCTTTGCTGTTAAATAATATTTCATTTTATTCTCCTTCGGCGTGATTATATGCACCTATCATTTTAAAAAAAATAACTTCATCAATTTTATAGAAATCTAAATACTTTGTTAATATCTTTAATTGCATGTTATCTGCATTACGTTCATATTTGTATGCAGTTGATGTATTTAAACCTATATTATTGCAAATATCTTCAATGGTATAACCATTTTTAATTCTTAATGATTTTAACTCTTTTGCGATTAGTTTACCATCAATTTTCACTTTATATCGCCTCCTATCTTGATTTAATTATATCGTGCTTATACGCACTTGTCAATATAAAATTGTGCTTTTTTTCACTTTTTTAATTACAAAAGTGTAAATGTGTGATAAAATAAAGAAAATAAGGAGGAATGTTATGGACAAATATTTTAAAGAAAACTTAAAATATATAAGAAAAAAGTTAAAAATGTCACAACAAGATTTAGCAGATAAATTAAAAAAAATAAATCGTTCTACTATATCTAGGTATGAAAGTGGAGAAATTGATCCAACTATCGGCAATGTATTATTAATTGCTAATTATTTTAATATACCTATTAATGATTTATTATTTACAGATTTGCAAAATACAACTCCTGATGCATTTGAACATTATTTTAATGCAAATAAACATATACTAACTGATGATGATAAAGAAATGATTAAATTTATCATAGAAAAGAGGAAGAAATGAAAATAGGAATTAGAAAACCAAGTATTAAGAAAACTATTAAAGCAAGAACTACTGGTAAAGTAAAACGTAAAGTTAAAAGTACAGTTAATCCTTTATATGGAAATAAAGGTATAGGTGTAATGCACCCAAAAAGAGCAGTTGAAAACAAAATATATCATAAAACTTCTTTTAGTTTATTAGATTTTTTCAAAAGGTTTAAAAAATGATATTTAAAGGTACACCTACTAAAGATGGTAGATGTTGGTATTTTAGAAAGAGTAAAAATGGAGTTCAATATAATTCAAAGAAGTTTTTAACTAAAGAAGAATGCTCTAAAGCTGAATCTAAATTCATACTTAAAAATGATAATCCTATAAATAAACGTTTTGATTTAGTTGCAGAAGAATATTTTAAAAGTTTAAAGAAATATCGTAAAGAAAGCACAATAGAAACTTATATACAAGCATATAATAAACATATATGCCCTTATTTCAAGAGTTCTTACATAAATCAAGTAAATAATCAAGATATTAGAAATTGGGCTGATAACATACTTAAAAATGATTATAACCCTAGATACTTAAATAAAATTTTTTATTTACTTAAAGCAATATTTGATTTTGCTTGTAAGAATTACGACTTAGAACATAATCCTGTTAATATTGCTAAATTTGAAAAAAAAGAAATAGTTAAAGATGAAGAAAAGTTAAGATACATTACTAAAGAAGAATTTGATAAATTCATTTCGGTAGTAGATATACCATTATGGCACACATTCTTTACAACACTTTATTATACTGGTGCTAGAAAAGGTGAATTAATGGCTTTAACTTGGGAAGATATTAATTGGAATACAAAAGAAATATCTATTAACAAAACATTGTTTGTAAAATTAAAAGGTAGAGTTGATACTACCTCTACAAAAAACAATTTGAATAGAAAAATAAAAATGAGTAAAACTCTATATGAAGAACTTTACTCATATTATCAAAATCAAAAGACTTATACTGATTTTAAAGAATCGTGGTATGTATTTAATGGATCTACATATCTAAAACCTACTACAATAGATAGATATAAACATATATATTTTGAAAAATCTGGAGTACACGAAATAACAATACATGAATTTAGACACTCACACGTTTCATTACTTATTAATGAATATTTAAAAAGTGGTCAAACTGATACTGCAAAATTCTATGTTATGATGTCAAATCGTATGGGGCATACAATAGGAGTTATGCAAAAAACGTATCAACATTTGTTTCCAAGTGTACAAGATGAGATAGTAGATTTATTGGATAATTTATGATAAAATGGATGTGAAACTGGATGTGAAAAATAAAAACCCTTATAAAATAAGGGTTAATAGACTATTGGAGCAGATGAGCGGATTTCATTTGTTTACCCTACTCATTACCAAAATCTATATAAAATAAAGGAATTTCACCCAGTCATTCGCATTAAAAAGAGGTAAAAATTACTCAAAATGGATGTAGAATGGATGTGAAAAAATGAAAGTTAAGAGTAAAAAGTTAGCAAAACTAGAAAGAGATAGATTCTCTATTCTTACGTATGATTTAACAACGTGTATTATTTGTGGTAAACCAAAACAAGATTTAAACGAGATATATCCTGGAAGAAATAGACAAAATTCAATGAAATATGGATTAGTTATTCCTATTTGTAGGTCTTGTCATACAAAATATACGAGTGATGCTGATATGCAATTAAAATGGAAGAAGATAGGACAAAAGAAATTTGAAGAATTGTATGATTTAGATTTCCTAGAAATATTTAAACGTAATTATTTATAAAAACCATAAAACTATCAAGGAACATAGTAGTTCAATGATAGTTCTTTTTTTATATAATAAAAGTGTAAATTGATTTGTATAAGGAACAACAAACCTAACAAGACAGGAAACGAAAGGCATACCCCTAATATGTAAATGTCTTAATTTTTTTAAAAAAATGCTTTATAGCAATCAATTTATATTGCACTTATCTCCTTTTGGGATAGGTGCCTTTTCATTTCATCTCCGTTTAGCAACTTTATTAGTTGCTAGGAGTAGATATAAAAACATTATTAAAAAAGGTATTTCTCCTATTTTAGTATATGTAGGTCCAATTTATTTATATCTATTCCTAGGTGCTAATAAGTACCAAAGGGTGTATTAATACTCCCTACCCGTGTTCGACTAATGTCGGCAAAACAAGACCTAATAATTATATAGATAGTTTGAGCCGAAAAGTATAGTAGCAATGGTTAGATATACAACTGGACAGGGTTGAAACATACCGAAAATGTATATCACTATACAAAATGGCACTAAACTTGCTAGGACTATCTATGCAAGAAAATAGTTATAGGCAAGTAACCTTTAATGGTTGCTTGAAGTAGATATATAAAAACGCAAGGAATTTCTAAGGTTTATGTGAAATTAAATAGTGAAAAACTATGATAAAAGTTATCCGTTATGTCTATTTCAAGGTGCTATTAAATTAGTACCGATTGTGCATTCAGTTTATATAATATTTATACAAACTACACTATCTTTTATAGGTAGTGTACTGATGATATATAAAATAGTTGTGGTAAAAGGTATGAATGGTAGAGTTGTGCATCTCAAAACATTGAGTCTGCCAGTAAATCCTCAAATGTAGTAATTAATATTAGCTTAAGATGGTATTAATACTCAAACCTTTATATCATTAGTACAGTGATTATAAAAGCACTAGGAGGTGTTAAAAATGGCTTGTGGTAAAAGAAAAGGAGGTAAAAAGTAAATGAAATACGAATTTATTGAAAAAGATGTTGATACTACTATATTAAAATATCAAGAAAAAGAATTTGAAATAAAAAGAGATGTTGAATTAGTATCAAAATTACAAGATGTTAATAACAAAGCACGTACAAAAATGTATGTGGAATTAACAAAACAAGGAATAAAAAAAGATGATTTAGTTATTACCACTAAAAAAGATGGTAAAACTTATGTAGATAATTCTAATCTAACTGCATTAGAACAAGATTATGTTCAAACAGAAACATATAATCTTATGAATGATATATCTAAAAAATACTTTAATATGACATTAGAAGAATTAATTTTAGATATTGGATTAGATTCAAGCGAAAGTAAAGAATTTGGGATAAAACTAGGTGAATCTATATCTGGTAAAAGAACTCCCAGTAAAAAATAGAAAAATGACCTTTTGTTTTGCATATCCAGAAGATTTGAATCAAGCTTATGCATTTTATTGTGCTAGATATAGAGATATTTCTTATAATGAGTTCTTACATTTAGGTATAACTGAATTTATGATGAAATTTAGTAGTATGCCAGAAAGTGAACCTTTACATACAATACTTAAATCTAGGGTAATTAATGTAAATGATATTAAAAGCAAAGAAGAAAGAAAACATTGGAGAATGTTGCAACACAAAAATAAAATTCCTGACATATATCTATCTCATGAAGAAATAATGTGGGATTTAAAAAAGATGACAAAGGAGAAAAAATTATGATAAATGAAAAATTAACTGAATATATGAATAAAATAGAAATTGATAAAATGTGTTTTTATAGAGATTTAGATAAAGGTATAATCTACCCTCTTACTCCACAACATTTATTATGTAGAATTGACTATTTAGAATTAGATAAAGGTGAAGTACAAAAATACATATTTGAACAAAAAATAGATAATAAAGAATATAAAATGTTTGATTGTACAAAACCAGTACCTAAATATCAAATAACTAAAGTAGAAGCAGATAAATATACAATAACTGATATGAAATATAAAGGTACTCATATATGGAACGTAAGTAATCAAGCAGGAATACATGAAACATTTGAAAACAAAGAAGATGCTATTAAATTATGTGAAGAAATAAATACCAGTTTAAAAGATTTTATTTAGGTGCATTATGAAAGTTATAGTGTACTTTAAACTTTTAAATTCTATTGGTGGTGTTGAATCGTGGCTTTATTATTTATCAAAAAAATATGAATTTGAATTTTGGTATAAAGATGGAGATCCAATACAAGTACAAAGACTTGCTAAAAACATAAAAGTAAAAAGATATAATGGTGAACAATTAGAATGTGATACATTTATTGTGAATTATAATCCTGATATTATAGATAACGTAAAAGCAAAAGAATATATCATGATGGTACATTGTGATTATTCAGCAGTAAAATTTAAACCAATTACACATCCAAAATTCACAAAATATATAGGTGTTAGTCAATATGTATGTGATGTATTTACTAAACTTACCAATATACCTTGTGAATTATGTTATAATCCAGTTTATTTAGATAAACCAAAAGTAGAAAAAGATAAAAAATTACATTTATTATCAATGACTAGATTATCAAGTGAAAAAGGTGGTTGGAGAATTGATAAATTGGCATCAATTTTAGACAAAAAAGGAATTGACTATACTTGGACTATATTTACTAATAAAAGTCCTAGATTCCAGTCTAAAAACATTGAAATAAAACCACCTAAATTAAATTTAACAGAAGAAATAACAAAAGCTAGTTATGTAGTTCAATTAAGTGATGCTGAAGCATTTTGCTTATCGGTAGTTGAATCTCTTACATTAGGTACTCCAGTAATAGTGACTGATTTACCAGTATATAAAGAACTAGGTTTAAATGAAGATAATTCTATTACTATTCCACTTATGTTTAATGACTTTGATACAAACGAACTTCATGATAGAAGTTTTAAATATAAACCACTAAAAGATAATTGGAGTAAATATTTGCCTACAACAAAGACTTATAATCCAAAAGAAATAGTTAAAGTAAAAGTTCTTAAAAAATATACAGATATATACTTAAATAAAAAGTTCATAAAAGATGATGAGGTAGAAATGCCAATAGATAGAGCATCTTATTTAGAAAGTAAGGGATTAATATGCTTTTAAGTATTATTACACCCTACTATAAAACTTTAGACTACACTAAAGAATTAGCAAAGATATTAGAACCACAATTAAATGATAAAATTGAATGGATCATAGTTGATGATGGTTGTAATGAAAAAGAATTAGATAAATTAAAAGCAAAAGTTATACATTTACCTACTAATTCTGGTAATGCTAGTAAACCACGTAATATAGGATTAGATAAAGCTAAAGGTAAATATATAGCATTTATAGATAGTGATGACTTAATAACTTTTGATTATATAGAAGAAATACTTAAACACTTAAAATATGACATTATATTCTTAAGTTGGAAAAGTTATAAGCATAATGTAATAGTCTATGGTGAACCACCTAAATGGAATTGTAGTGTATGGTGTAGAGTTTATAAAAAAGAAATAATTGGTAAAACAAGATTTAGAGAAGATTTAAAAATAGCAGAAGATTGGGCATTTAATCAAGAAATAAAATATGAAACTTCTTATGCAATAGAAAAACAAATATATTTTTATAATTGTAAACGTAAAGGATCATTAACTAGGAGGTAATATGAAATATATAATTATGTGTGGTGGAGAATACAAGATATTTCAAACACCAAAACATTTAAGTGTTATTAATGGTGAAAGATTAGTAGATAGAACTATTAGATTATTAAAAGAAAATGGTGTTAAAGAAATATATATTAGTTCTAACAACCCTATATTTGATACTTGTGGTGTTCCTAGATTAGAACACAATAATACTTATGTTAATAATGGTAAATCTAACACTGGTTATTGGTTAGATGCATTTTATAAGGTAAATGAACCAGTATGTTATATCTGGGGGGATGTTTACTTTACTGATAATGCTATTAAAACTATTGTTAATTATAAAACAAATAAAAACATATTCTTTGGTACTAGTGATGCTTTAAATGAGTATCACAATAACTGGGGTGAACCTTTTGCATATATAGTAAATGATTATATTTCTTTTTATAAAGGTATTGATGATGTTAAAAAATTAAAAGATGAAGGTAAATGTATTAGGGAACCTGTTGTATGGGAATTATATCGTTATCTTCATGGTTTAGATATAAATGTACAACGTATTACTACTGATTATGTTTGTATTGATGATGGTACTATGGATGTTGATTCACCTAAAGAATTAGAAGAATTAAAAAGTAAATTAGAAAAATAAGGAGGTGTAATAATGGCAAATGAACAAAATTTACAACCTGGTAATGTTAATCATACCTTTACCCCCGAAGAAACCCTGAGGGGTGTTCAAAATAGTATTGCCTCTAGGAAAAAGAATGCCATTATTAGAAACTCTTTAAAAAGAATACTTAATAGTGGTATTAAATTACCTACTAAAATAGAAGATAAACAAATAAAGGATTATGTTGATAAATTAAAAAATATTGGTGTAGATACTAAAACATTAGATTTAGTTGATTTAATTAATTTAGGTCAAATATTAGGTGCTATTGGTGGTAAACCAGAATGTTATAGAGCTTTACTTGAAAGTAGTGGTGAATTATTAGAGTCTAATGATGAAATTAAAACCCCATCATTAGAGATAATTATTAAAGATAATTCACATCTTGAAAAGGATTTATATGAAGCAAATAAACATTAATGATTTTATATATAAAAATGATTTATATTACAAAGAAGAAATGGAGGTGTTAGGTATGGAGTTTATAAAAGTTGGAGATAAATATATGTTAAAAGGTTCTAATGGAATAATCGTAGATGAAAAAGAAAAACTACAATTAGAAAACAACGAAATGGTAATTAAAGACTTTGAGAGTAATAAGTGTCAACAAGAAACAACTAAAAAGATTTCTAAAAATAAAAAACGTATTGAGGAAATAGATAATGGAAATATCAAAAAAACAAAATAGTTTACGTGAAGATATTATAGCAAAAGATAAATACGAAATTTATGTATTAGGTAGTACTCAAAGTGGTAAGACATTTATTATATCAGAAGCATTAATAGAATATTCCCAAGCATTACATAATTATGATCCTAACAAACAATACTATGGTGCTATTATAGGATGGACTATTAGTGCATTAGATGGAAATATAGTTGAGGCATTAAAACTACACTTAAATAGTTTTGGTTTAAAGAATAATAGAGATTATAAACTAGTATGGAAAAATGAAGAAAAAAGTATAAGTCTATTTAATATTAAATATTTCTTTTCAGGGTTTAATAATGTAAAGAGTTTTAACAATATACTAGGTAAACCTTTAATATGGATATGGGTAGATGAAAG